CAGATATGGAGTGCGTTGATGATAAGATGACAAAATAATAAGCGGTGGACACCCGCCAAGATGACACCACCGCTTGCTCTGCTTAAGGACAAGTATAGCATACTCATGATCCTTAAGCAAGACCGGAAAGGAGAAAAACCATGGGTAGCGATGCTAAAAAAGAGTTTTTAAACAATGTGATCGTAAAAATGTCAGCATGTATGAGCAATGAAATGTTACAGATCCTGGAGCAGTCGATTGTGTCTGAGATGGCCCGTGTAAATATGGAAGCGATCCAGACACTGCCGGCAGTGTGGCATGACGATATGGACCGTACGAACCAGTATATCATCCGGTTATTTGAGTGTAAGAAGCAAGTCAAAAAGAATACCATGGCGGCATATCTAGCATCCGTTAAGAATCTTGTGACGCTGATCCAGAAGCCGCTGCCACAGATGGATGAATCTGATATCGCGTACTATCTCATGTGGTACGAGAAAAAGCCAGGAAGGGATCGTGTGCAGGCGACGACTTTGAATAATGAAAGAAGATTCCTTTCCGCATTTTTTACCTGGATGAGGAAAGAAAAGATGATCGCGGAGAATCCGGTCGAATCTATCGACCCGCGGAAAGTGGTGAGAAAGCCGATAGATTATTTCCGCCTGGAGGATCTGGCAAAGATGCGGGATGCCTGCAGAACGCCGAGGGAACGCGCTTTGGTGGAGGTGCTGCGTAGTACCGGCGCAAGAGTCGGGGAGATCGTTGATATTACGGTTGATCAGATTGACTGGTCCACGGGAGACATCCTGATTTTAAGTGAAAAGAGCGACCGGTACCGGACGATCTATCTGGATGAGGAAGCACGGTTTTATCTGAAGCAGTATCTGGATACGAGAAAAGAGACAAGCAGCTACATATTCCCCCAGAGCCGGGCTCCTTACGGGAAGATGTCAACGAGTGGGATCCGGTGCGTGTTTAAGGGTATCGGGGAGCGTGCAGGGATTAAATGCAGAGTGTATCCGCACAAGATGCGCAAGACACTCGGAATGACATTGAAAAATAAAGGTGTGGATATCGGTACCATACAGGAGATTATGGGACATGCGAGTCCTGCGGTGACTGCAGAGTATTACGCACAGTCTACACCATCGACACTGCGGTATGTGAGGGAGCGTGCCGCTTAAAAGGGATAAGCAAATATTTATATAAGAAGAAATGCGGGCGGAAGGCCTTTTTGACTCGATTAAAGGGATTAACTTTAGAGGAATTAGGGGGATACAGGTATGGTGTACGAACAGATTGAGTATCAGTGTGGATCGACGATAGAGATCGTACGTCATGTCACTCATAAGCACAGAAAAGAGGTGGAGCAGAAGTGGGAGCAGATCCAGAAGACGAAGGAGGAGATGGATCAGGCGAACCTGAAGCAGGCTGTAAAGAGACTGACAAGAAAGGTCAATGCGAATTTCCGACTGGGAGACTGGCATGTGGTGCTGACTTACCGGCAGGATATGCGACCGACGCTGAAAGAGATCAGAGATGTCCTTAAGAGGTTTCTGGACAAGATCCGCAGGAGATACCGGAAGGTCGGATCAGAACTGAAGTATATCATTGTGACGGAGTATGAGGCAAAGGCTATCCACCATCATCTGCTCATCAATGATGTGAATCTTGGAAAGGGGAAATGTACCAGGGATTTTATCAATGAGTGCTGGACCTATGGCAATCCAAAGTATGTGTCCCTTTATGGGGATGGAGATTTCCGGAAGCTGGCGGAATATTTTGCTAAGGAGACGAAGCGCACACGAAAAAAGATGAGTGAGAGCGGAGGGGCGATCAAGCAGCTGTATTCGTGCAGCCGGAATCTGATTGATCCAAAGCCGGTACGCAGAACCGTAGAAGTAAAGCGTATGTGGAGCATGGACCCGAAGTCGAGAAAAGGATATTACATAGACAGAGACACTTTGTATAACGGTGTAGACAAGTATGGATACCCATACCAGAGTTACACGATGATCCGTCTGGATGCGCGGAGATTGCAGCAGATGAGAGGAGGATGCGCATGACAGAAATTGAAGTGGCGAGAAAAGAGGCATATTCTGTGCAGTCAAGGCCGGGATTCAATCCGAGATTTCCTGCAAGTGGATTGGAGCGGATCGGAGAGGAGGTATCGAAGGGATGGAAGTATGAATACTTCCGGGATCCGGAAGGAAGATACTGGTTTCAGACGCTGGTCCCGTCGGAAGCGGGATTCATACCGATCTCGGAGAAGGTGCGCCAGGATCGCATTTCCAGAAAAACAGAAAGAGTAAAACGTTGTTTGAAAGGAGCATAGTGGGAACATGGGGAGAGGTAAGAAATATAAATCTACCAGAGTAGCAAATACGGTCACAAAGCTGAACCAGGCACACTATTATGGGCTGATTGAGCATCTTGGAAAAATGGAGCAGATCAGGGAGAAGCGTGTGCTGTCATTTTCTGCGACTCATCCGGCATATTACGGTACAATTCTGCAGGCGGCAAGATGAGGAGACGAAAAAACTGATCCAGGAAAAGGGGGAAGGTGGATGTGTCAAACTGTAAGGTCGCCCTGTGCCCGTATTATGTAACGCATAATGTGGAAAATGGTCCGTGGAAATGCAGCGTCACGTGTTGCAATATCCACACGAATTTTGGATTCCGTGTCAGGAATGGACTACGCTTTAGCGATAGAGATGAGCTGGAAGCCTGGATGGACATGTTCTGTTCAGACTTCCGCTTCAGCGACTGTTTATATTATCAAACAATTTACAAAAATGGAGAGGAGAAACCGGAATGAAAACTTTAGCGAAAAGACTGAAGGCGGAAACGAGAAGAAGGAAGATTGCGGAGGCATGGCTGGAACATTACAGAAAAGAGAATGTGGACGCGGTCAAAAAGAAAGCGACAAGTGATGCGAATTTGAATGTCAGCCGGAATCATGTGAAAAATCTGCAGATGCAGATTGATGAAGCGATGAATATGATTTATGCCTTGTGCGCTATTTGCGGGGATGAATTTCGGATGTCTGCAGATGCATTGAAACTTCCGGAGCCGTACGTAGCGAAGTATGATCCGGAAAAAGAGGAGTGGATTTTTAAGAAAATGGATAAGACGAAGGATGCGTAAGGAGCAGCCTTCACTCGGTCTGTATGATGCGGGTGAAGGCTTTTTTTCTGTCGTCTGAGAGGGTGGGAGACGAAAAAAATCAGATGTGCCAAAATAAAAGGACGGAGGTGATTGCGTATGGCAGATCGGGCGAAGCTCAAGGAAGAAGCGAGAAAATTATACAAGGCGGGCGTTCCTATGGCACAGATTGCTAAGGACATGGATGTCCCTGCCGGTACCATACGCAGATGGAAGTCGGAGGGCAACTGGGATGACGATCTGGCTGCAGCATGTGAACGCGCGATTAAGAAGAATGAGCGTTCACAGAAAAAAGCGAGCGTTCGCAGGAAGAAAACCGAACGTTCGGTAACGAATAAAAACAGAGATCCGGATAGGAGCAGGGATAAACGGGATGCAGATGAAGAAAATGATACTTCCTCGCGCGCGTTAAATGAAAAAGAACATTTGTTCTGCGTGGAGTATTTGCGATGCTTTAATGCATCGAAAGCGTATAAGAGAGTGCATCCGGATGCATCGAAAACCACGTGTTACAGCAATGGCTACAAGTGGCTCAAAAAAACTCAGATTAGATGTGAGATCGACAGGATGAAACAGGAGCAGATGGAGATCAACGATCTGACGATGAATGATATCGTCAGGAAATATATGGATATCGCTTTTGCAGATGTATCTGATTTTATGGAATTTGGAATGGAAAAACAGCCGGTGATAGGAGCTTTTGGACCGGTAAAGGTAAAGAATCCGGAGACCGGGGAAGAACAACAGCTGATGGTAGATGTCAATGTTGTTAAATTCAAGCAGGACGCGGAAGTGGATGGAAGCCTGATCGCAGAAATTTCGCAAGGTAAGAGCGGAGCAAAGATCAAGCTGGCGGATCGCATGAAAGCCTTGGAGTGGCTTGCCAACCATTACAGTATGCTGAATGATGAGCAGAAGGATCAGTTGACAGGTGTGATCGAACTCGCGCCGATCCTGGAGATACCGGAGGAAGAGGATGAGCAGGAATGTGATATGGACCCCGCAGCCGAAGCAGTACGAGATGATGCAGAGGCCGGAGTATGAGGGATTTTACGGCGGGGCAGCCGGAGGCGGTAAGAGTGATTATCTTCTGGTGGAGGCATTGCGTCAGGTTCATATCCCGAATTACAAGGCGATTATCTTTCGAAAAACTTATCCGGAACTTTCTGAGCTGATTGACCGGTCAAGATGGCTGTATATTCGTGCCTATCCGAAGGCAAGATATAATTCCACGGAGCATTGCTGGCATTTCCCAAGCGGAGCAAAGATCTATTTCGGGAACCTGAACCGGCCTGCAGATAAGATCAAGTATCAGGGCAAGCAGTTTGATTTTATCGGATTTGATGAGCTGACACATTTTACTTTTGATGAGTATGCGTACATGTATTCCCGTAACCGTCCTTCCGGTCCGGGGACCAGGGTATACCGGCGGGCTACAGGAAACCCGGGTGGAATTGGTCATGGATGGGTAAAGCAGTACTTTGTCCGCGCAGCGGAGCCGGGAACACCGGTGACGACGCATATTGATGTCAGGACACCGGATGGTGAGACGATCAAGATGACGAGAAAGAAGATCTTTATTCCTTCTCGAGTTTTTGATAACAAGGCACTTCTGGAAAATAACCCAGATTATCTTGCGTCCCTGGCATTGCTTCCGGAGCAGGACAGACTGGCACTTATGGATGGGAACTGGGACTCTTTTTCGGGTCAGGTTTTCATGGAGTGGAAGGATGATCCGGATGGATATAATTCACGGAGATTTACTCATGTGATCAATGATTTCCCGATTCCGACAGACTGGAAGATCTATCGGGGATTTGACTTTGGATATTCAAAGCCTTTTGCTGTGGGATGGTATGCGGTCGATCATGATAGCAGAATCTACCGGATCCGGGAGTGGTACGGCTGCACGAAGGTAGCAAATACCGGAATTAAGCTGACACCGGACGAGATCGCGAAGGGCATTCTGGAGCGGGAGCGGGCGGATCCGAACTTAAAAGGCCGTAAGATTATAGGGATCGCGGATCCGGCCATCTTTGCGGAGAATGGTGGGGAATCCATTGGCGCGAGTATGGAGCGCGTAGGAGTTTGCTTCGACCACGCAGACCATGAGCGGATCGCGGGAAAGATGCAGTGTCATTATCGGCTGGCATTTGATGAGTTCGGGATCCCGATGTTTTATGTATTCCGGAGCTGCAAGGAATTTATCCGGACGATCCCATCGCTGGTATATGACGAGACCAAAGTGGAGGATATCGATACGGATCAGGAGGATCACATCTATGACGAGTGGCGGTATGTGATGATGGAACATCCGCTGAATCCGCGCCGGAATATGGATACGATGCAGATCCCGCAGGAGGATCCGCTGGATCTGTACAAGGACTCGGAAGAGATCGGAAACAAATATTATTTTTACCGTGTGTAGGAGGTACATATGGCGGGTACGAAAAAACAGGAAAACGAACATATGTTCAATTACGGTTCCGGAACTAATGGGAACCAGCAGAATCCGCAGCATGGTGCAGTTGCACCGGTGCAGCAGACCGAAAGGGTGGATATGCCGCCTCAGACAGGAGCTGATGTGGGCGGAACCATGAGTTTTGAGACTTATGCGGCCGCACGGAAGATGCTGGAGAAGAACCGGATGCGCCAGATGCAGCAGGAGCGGACGCAGGCAGTGAGCCGCCAGATGCAGGCGGGGATCGCCCCGCAGATGAGCAGCGTGGGCGTATCTTCCGGGGCAGGAAATCCGAATGCCCAGGCAGGAGAAGAGCAGGAACCGGCGATCGGGAAGCTGCAGATAGTGGAGGCGGAGCAGATCCTTCAGAAGTATAAGGACGGAAAGAAGAACTTGGAGCAGAGGATCATCGAGAATGAGGAATATTGGAAGCTGAACCACTGGAGACTGATGAATCCGCAACACACGAATAAGAATGATCCGAGACCTACGTCCGCATGGCTTTTTAACAGCATCAACAATAAGCATGCGGATGCGATGGATAACTTCCCGGAGGCAAATTTTCTTCCGCGCGAGGAATCGGATAAGCAGACGGCAAAGACTTTGAGCTCCATTGTTCCTGTGATCCTGGAGCATTGCGAGTTTGAGGCTACGTATTCATCGGCCTGGTGGGACAAATTAAAGGGTGGAACTGGGGCATATGGAGTCTTCTGGAATAATTCCATGATGAATGGCCTGGGCGATGTCGATATCCGTAAGATCGATCTGCTGAATATCTTCTGGGAGCCTGGGATTGAGCGTCTGGAAGATTCCAGGAACCTTTTTATTACCGAGTTGGTCGATAATGATCTGCTGGAGGAAATGTTTCCGGAGACGAAGGACAAGGTGAATGGGAGCAGTACGCTGAACCTGTCGAAATATTATTATGATGACACTGTGGATACATCGCAAAAATCGGCGGTGATTGACTGGTATTACAAGAAAGCCGGTAAGCTGCATTATGTGAAATATGTCAATGATATCGTGCTGTATGCGAGCGAGAATGATCCGAATTACGCAGAACGCGGATATTATGACGACGGGGAATATCCAGTGGTATTTGACGTGATGTTTGAGGAAAAAGGGACACCGGCGGGATACGGCTATATCGATATTATGCGCAACCCGCAGAGTTTTATCGATGCCATGGACAGCTCACTGGTGAAGAACGTGGCCTTGCTTGCAAAGCCGCGGTATTTTGTTAAGGACAGCTCTGGAGTAAATGAAGAGGAATTTTCCGATACAAGCAAGGATTTCGTCCATGTGTCGAATGGATCGTTGGATGATACCGGCATCAAGCGGATTGATGTGGAATCGATCCCGACGCAGTATCTGGAGATCAAGCAGAATAAGATCGATGAGCTCAAGGAAACGTCTGGAAACCGTGACTTTTCTCAAGGAGCGACGGTGTCCGGTGTGACTGCAGCATCCGCGATCGCGGCATTGCAGGAAGCAGGATCGAAGACATCCAGGGATATGATAAAGAGTTCCTACCGGACGTTTACCAAGATCTGCAATAAGGTGATTGAACGTGTACGGCAGTTTTACGATGAGCCGCGTTCATTCCGGATCACTGGCCCGAATAACCAGGAGCAGTTTGTTAATTTTGATAACAGCCCGTTGCAGCCGCAGGGAGCTGGGATGGAGTTCGGGCTGGAGATCAAGGGAAGACTTCCGGTCTTTGACATTTCCGTTAGAGCGCAGAAGGCATCTCCTTTTAGCAAGATCGCGCAGAATGAGCTTGCGAAGGAGCTTTATGGTCTGGGAGTATTTAACCCGGACAATGCGGATCAGGCGTATGCTGTGCTTGATATGATGGATTTTGAGGGAAAGGACGCTGTGATGCAGAAGGTGCAGCAGAATGGGCTGATGGCACAGAAAATCGCGCAGATGCAGCAGACGATGGTGATGATGGCCAATCTGATCTCGCAGTCCACAGGAGATACGAGGATTGCGGATGCATTGATGTCGCAGATGGGAATGCAGGTGCAGAATCCGCAGACATCAAGCCGTGTGTCTTCCGGATCGACAGGATCGATGGACGGAACCACGGCACAGGAGCAGGCTATCACGAATGTAACCAATGAGGCGGAGAATTCGACGGCAGGAAAGGCAAGGGCGCGGGCTGCGTCGGCAGCAACGCCGGTGGTGTGATATGACGACGGTACGGATCAAATTATCGGAAAAAGAGGGAGTATGCAGTGTCAGAATGATAGGCCATG